TGACATACTTACTCCTGCAAAGAGTCCAAACGATTTGCGCCTGAAAGTCGGTTCTGTTCGCGCAGACCGGCTTTCGTCCTTTCTGTAGTTCTCACATAACCCCCAGCATCGACGTGACCATCGTCATTAACGGTCCTACCTGCTCCGGCATGAGGCGGAACAGCGACGCTATACCCTCGCTTACCTCTTTCAGCTTCTGATGTTCTGGAGCATCCAGCAGCACGGCCTGTTTAGCCTCTGCGAGTTCTTTCTCTGCTTCAGCCAAGCGAGACATCTTGCAATCTGCACCGATCAGACGAACGCGATACTCAACCGGAAGAACAGACATAATTGCCGGTGTCAGCTGGCGAACGTTCTCGCGGTATTGCTCGGAGTCGAAACGATTATCCAGGAAGCGAAAAAGCTTCTGGCGCGCCCGGCTGATATCTTCCGGGAAACTGATAGCGGTCCCGCCCTGCTCCCGGTATTCGTTGATGATCAGCGCCGAAACGACATCCTGATTGTCCAGCGCCGATGACCATGCCCGAACCGCGTCGCGGATCTTTTCGTGGTCTGGCGCCGCCTTAGGTTGAGCGAGGTTTATCATCGTTCCCGCATATATTCCGGTATTATGTTGATACGCAAGTGAATGCATTTGCTATTCCTGATGTTCCTGCTTCTTACCGTGAGGAAATTCGCGGTACTCGACCGCCTGAACCTCGCCAGTAGGAAGCTTGTTGATGAAAATCTGACGGCCGACCCTGATCGCTTTGCTAATTGCCGTTTGGTGGACGCCAATGGCATCAGCTGCTTTTACCTGACCAACCTCGTCGACATATTCAGCGAGTGGAATTTTCATTTTTAACGTGGCTCCTTACCGTTGATACAAAAACAATACCATAAGTATTAAAACACGCAATACCGGCGGTATTTTTAAATTAATAGCTCAGGTATTACTATCTGATAATGGAAAAGAAAAAAGAAATCACCCCGACTCAGGCTGAGGACGCAAAGCGCCTTAAAGCCATCTATGAGGCGAAGAAAAAAGTGCTCGGAGTAACCCAACAGTCTATTGCTGACGAGTTGGAAATAACTCAGGGTGCGGTAGGCCATTACCTAAACGGCAGGAATCCACTCAACGTTCCAGTAGCATCTGTTTTTGCTCGCCTTCTTAAAGTTAGCGTTGAGGAATTCAGCCCGACTTTGGCTAAAGAGCTTTCCGAAATGGGGCTAGCCAGCTTTAATGAGCCATCAGTTCCGTATGTAGTTGGATATACACAAGGTAAACGCTATCCGGTAATTAGTAGCGTACAGGCGGGTTCATGGTGTGAGGCTTTAGAGCCATACTCGATTAAGGATGTTGATCAGTGGCTGGAATCAGATGCTCACATTCAGGGAGATGCTTTCTGGTTGCGTGTTGAAGGGGATTCAATGACTGCGCCCGCTGGTTTAAGCATACCAGAAGGCACGTTTGTGCTTTTCGATACCGGACGAGAACCAATAAATGGCAGCCTCGTTATCGCTAAACTATCTGATTCAAACGAAGCTACATTTAAGAAATTGATCATTGATGGAGGCCAAAAATACCTCAAGGGCCTTAACCCGCAGTGGCCCCTCGTTCCCATCAATGGTAATTGCAGAATTATCGGTGTTGCGATTGAGACGAAGCTAAAGCTCGTTTGACCAGTTTGCAAACAGGGGCGTTTTCGCGCCTCTATTTGCACTGACCGGCGACCCTGCCCACCATTGCCTTCGTTGAATCTATCCCTCCAAAACCAGATAGCGTTTTGCTCATCAATACAACACCATCAGGCTGTACAACCCAAGTCTCCATGGCGTGCTTTCCAGGTTCAGTGGTAAGCCCTACGACAACATTTTTACTCATAGCTCGATAAACCATGCCTCCACCATCAAGACCGTCATACAGTACTGCCGCATTATCGCCATCAATAACGATTGTGAATGTTCCAGAAAACGCGTCGTCAATCCGCGAATACCCTTCTCTCTCACTGTAGCTTGACCCTTTAAGATCTTTCACAGTCCAGCATGATGCGTTTGCAACCATCGGTAAAACTAACGCCGCAGCTATAAGTAACCTCATTTTCCCTCTCCAATAAAGTTCAAAACCCCATCAATACTAGCCGCTCTGCTCGCTTACAAAAATATTTCTTCCTTATTTTCATGAACATAATACCGCCGCATCAATTATTAATACCGCCAGTATTGATTTATATTAATACCGCAAGTATTGTTTACCCATCGAAACGAAACATCGACAGCTGAGCGAAGTTAGCCAGCGGCGGACAGCAAGTCGCCTGCTTTTTAACAACATGCAGATTTACAGCGTCAATGACCTGTTAAGACCCCTACACGTAAACGTGCTGTATCACCGGGTGCGATCCGGTCGGTGAGAGAGTATCCCCGCGCGAGAGCGAGAACGGCGTGAGAAAGGGCAACACTGGCAGGGAGTTGGCGCTGACCAATGCAGGGAATGATTTGGGGTGTGGTGGCGGTGTCCTCAAGCGAGGTGCAACGCTAGCAGTGTGATAAGACCTGAAAACCGGCTGGGCAGATTGTTGTTTGCCAATACAGAAAATTGGGCGCTCAGGAAATAAGTGAGAGTGGCGACTCAGTGCCAGTCCACCACACCGACCAAAGCATTTCATCAGGAGCAAACCATTAAAACCAGCACACTACTACGCAAGTAGATCGCAAAAGTTACAGATCATCGTTATTAATAGCAGGAAGACGGTAGAACGCCACGAAGTAGGTAGGAAGGCTGGGGCCAAGAAGCTACCTTGTGAGTTATCAGCTATGTCCTGGAGTTTTTGACCTTCTCATCCTGAGCAATAAGTTCGTCCATAAGAATGGTCGACTTCCCGGCATATCTCAGGTAGCACTCATGAAAGTACTGTTCAGGGATAACAAACCAGTCAAAACCGGGATAACCAATAACAGAAGATGACCGAATGAGAAGCCCTTTTCCAAGCAAGGAAATTGATTCTGGATTGCCCTTTGCAACCTTTATCCGATTATTAGAATCCACAGCGAAAGCTAAATATGCTCTTTCGCCAAGAGTCAGCGAATCAAATAAGTCCCGCACGGATTTTTCTGCTTGCGCCATACGCTGCTGTTCATTAGATACCTGTGCCCTTGCTCTCGCAGCGTTAAAGGCAGAATTTGCAATACCGTTCAGCACATAGCTGACGCAGAAAAGCAGGGTGTAATACATCCAGTGCTGAGGAAGGATTTCTGGATTATGCAGGTTTATCCATTCTTTGGCGCTAACAGGCATAACGACAATCAAGAAAATAAGGATAATTAACATATGAATCAACTGCTTAAGTGTAATTCCTTGCAGAAAAAAACGCATTAATTCCTGCCACCATGAGTTGTTCATTGGTGAGACTCTCTTTGCTCTCTGTAGGGGTAATTTAAGTTTATCCGATTTCTTGTTGTAGGGGTACACGAGGAACCACGAGCCGGGCGTGATTAAATCCCGGCATTTACAAGTCGCCTAGTGCGACTTTTTTCATACCCAAACGGGTTCAATGAGCCTGTTTCGTTATGACAACCGGCGGCCATCCACCGCCCATTAGCGCAGAAGTCTTGTATTAACCGTTCCGTTCGCCGCGATAAGGCCAAGAGGAAATCATGGTAAACCAGCAGCAGATCAGAGAGGCCCAACGGCTAGCTTCGTTCGCGGTACTCCATCGCAATGCTCCGGCGTGGGAAGAAGCAAAGCGCCTTTACGCCGTCGCCATCGGGAGGACTCTTCACTGATGGAAACTTTATTCGCACTCGTCCTGACCGTGGCAATGACCAACGGTGATTATCAGGGTGTGATTCTCGGGGTTTATGACAGCCCGCAGGAGTGCAGCCAGGCAGCTACAGAGCAAAAAGTAACAGCCGAATGCTGGCAGGTAGAAAGCATCCTCCGCAACGGCGAGTTCCCGGCGAAATCCATCGCGCAGCAGTAACCACCCTATTCAACCGATCGGCCTGGCATTACGCGGGCGGGATCTGCACATCCAAATTTCAGGAGAAACCATGAGCGAAGTAACGGACTTAACTGTCATCGAAATCAAGCCAGAACAGGCACCGGTGCTATATGTGGCGGGCGGCCTTGATGCTTACCTCGAGCAAATCCGCCAGGCAGTAAACGAAGTGCCGGATCTGTCCACGAAGAAAGGTCGTGACCGTGTCGCCTCTCTGGCAGGGCAGGTGTCCCGCAGCAAGACGGCGATTGAAAAGCCGGGGCGTGAGTACCTGAAGCGCCTTAAAGAGGCTGTGCGTCCGGCTGAGGCCGAAATTAAGCGATTCGTTGATGCCTGCGACGAGTTGCGCGATGCAACCCGCCGACCACTCACAGAATGGGAAGCTGAGCAGGAACGCATCAAGGCTGAAGAAGCCATGAACGCGCTGCACGCCGAAGCGCTGGTTATGAACGAAGAGTTCGACCGCCAACTCGCCGCGCAGATCGAAGCAGACCACGAAATGGCCCTGCTGATGAATGACAAGTTTGACCGTGACCGCGAAGAGCAGCGCCGACTGGCGGAGCAGGTTCAGCGTGAGCACGAAGAGCGCATTAAACGTGAAGCAGCAGAACAAGCCCGCCGCGATGCCGAAGCGAAGCACAAAGCGGAGATTGAAGCCGCAGCGCGCCGTGAAGCCGAAGAGAAAGCCCGCGCTGAGCTGGCCGAGCGCCAGCGCATCGAAGCGGAACAGCGTGCGGCACGCGAGAAGCAGGAAGCAGAAGCGCTGGCGGAACGCGAAAAGGCCGCGGCGGTTGAAGCTGAGCGCCTCAAAGCAAGACAGGCTGAAGAGAAGCGCCTGGCCGAAGAAAAGCGCATCGCAGATGAACAGGCAAAGCGTGAAGCTGACGTGAAGCACCGCAAGACGGTCGGGACCAACATCGTTAACGCGCTCACCAGCCACACCAGCTTAACCCGCGAACAGGCTATCGAAGTGCTTACCGCTCTGAAAGATGACCTGATCCCCTGCGCGAAAATCCACTACTGAGGCAACCATGAACGCATACCTCACTTACGACCGCATCGAAGATCGGCGCTGGGTTGAGCAGCAGCTCACCGACGAGAAAGAGAAGTGGATCGACGACCGGGCGCAACAAATCATCGACATGATGCCAAAACAGCCGTCAGGCCTCTTCCACTTCTCAGTCCCGATTGACTCCAGCCCATACGAAGGACTTCGCAGCGATGACGCTGGCAAGGCCTACAACGATTTCATTTCGGCGGTTGCTTACGCCCAGGCAGAATACGACTGGGAACACCGTACCGGCTGCCCGTTTTAATTTTTGAGGGAATTAACAATGAGCACTGCACTTTCCACCATGGCCGGGAAACTGGCCGCACGCCTGGGCATGGATGCCGGTACGGACCTGATGAATACGCTGAAGAACACAGCGTTCAAAGGCGGTAACGTCACCGACGAGCAGTTTACTGCCCTGCTGATCGTCGCCAACCAGTACGGCCTGAACCCATGGACCAAAGAGATTTACGCCTTCCCAGATAAAGGCGGGATTGTCCCGGTCGTCGGCGTTGATGGATGGGCTCGCATTATCAACGAACATCCTCAGTTTGACGGCATGGAGTTCTCTTACGACAAAGAGGAAGGCGCGTGCACCTGCAAGATTTACCGCAAAGACCGTAAGCACCCGACTATCGTCACCGAGTACATGGGAGAGTGTAAGCGCAACACTCAGCCATGGCAGTCCCACCCTACCCGCATGCTTCGCCACAAGACGCTTATCCAGTGCGCGCGCCTGGCCTTTGGTTTCGCTGGCATCTTCGACCAGGACGAGGCAGAGCGAGTAATTGAAGGAACAACGGCAGAGGTTCATGCGGGCCATGAATCAGATAGCCGCCGCCCGGAACTGATCGCAAAAGGTGAGTCCGCCGCGCGCCTTGGAACCGTCAAATATCAAGAGTTCTGGGTGGCGCTGAGCGCTGAAGAGAAGCAGGTGATCGGCGCAGTTGAGAAGCGACGCATGTATGACATGAGTCTTGCTGTCGACAACGCCGATCCTGTCAATGTCGCAGATGCGGAGGCTGAATGATGGAGCAACGCACCCCTGAATGGTTTGCTGCGCGCTGCGGCAAGGTCACAGCCAGTCGACTGGCTGATGTCATGGCCCGGACTAAGTCGGGCTACTCCACCAGCCGCCAGAACTACATGGCCGAGCTGATTTGCCAACGGCTGACCGGGAAGCTGGAGGAAGGGTTTTCGAATGCCGCGATGATGCGCGGCACTGAACTTGAGCCAGTGGCCCGCGAAATGTACGCGCTGAATGAGTTCGATGCGGAAATCACTGAAGTTGGACTCATCGATCACCCAACCATACCCGGATTCGCAGCCAGCCCGGACGGACTTGTCAACGACGACGGGCTTATCGAAATCAAATGCCCCAACACCTGGACCCATCTTGAAACGCTGAAAACTGGTGAGCCAAAGCGCCAGTACATGCTGCAAATGCATGCGCAGATGATGTGCACAGGGCGGAAATGGTGTGATTTCGTTAGTTTCGATGATCGCCTGCCGCCTGACCTCGCCTATTTCAAGAAGCGCATTCATTTTGATGAAGAGCTGGCGCGTGAAATCGAGTCTGAGGTTAAGAGTTTCCTTGCAGATCTGGAATCTGAAATTCAGAAAATCACAGAGCGTGCAGCATGAAACGCACACCCTTCTATCGCAGGCCCGGGCGCACCGGGCAATTCTCCGGCCTCCGTGAGCGTGTTATCTGGATGATTCAGACGCGCGGCCGCCCGGTAACCGGTAGCGAAATCGCTGAGAAGTTTGGCGTGACGCTCATCGAGTTTAACTGAGTGGCCAACGGCATCACCCGCGGCTCGGGACAGATAGCGCAGATCGTTGAGACTGAGAAATGGCTCAACGAAGACGGCATCTGCGACCGGACTTTCGACCTGGTCACAAAGCCAAAGGTCGTAACACCACAGGGTAAATCGCGCCTGTTCACCCGGCGCGCCATTGAGCAATCGCGGGAAGGCAGACGGCAGGAGTGCATTGAACGTGCCGCCCGCCGTAGCCGCCTGATTGCTCAGGGCCTCTACATCGACGAAATGGAGTCCATCCTATGACTCACGCTCACGACGACATCAGGGTAGGCACTCTGTGCCTTCCCTTCATTGGTAACGGCTGGCTAATGCCATGGGGTGAAGTGGTCAGCAATCCATTAAAGGCGCAGCGGCTCGCTGAGGAATATCGGGAAAGGCAGGAGGCGGCATGACAGCGAAATACTCACTTCTGTATGTCGATCCCCCCTGGTCTTACGGCAACACCATCAGCAACGGCGCCGCAGCCGACCACTACTCCACCATGAAGTTAATCGACATCAAGCGCCTGCCAGTGTGGGAACTTGCAGCCGAAAACGCGGTGCTGGCGATGTGGTACACCGGCACGCATAACCAGGAGGCTATCGAACTGGCCGAGGCCTGGGGTTTTACCGTTCGCACGATGAAGGGCTTTACCTGGGTGAAGCTGAATCAGAATGCCGAGCTGCGCATCAACAAGGCGCTGTCCGAGGGTGAGGTCAGCGACTTTTACGACTTCCTTGATCTGCTGAACGCTGAGACGCGCATGAACGGTGGCAATCACACCCGTGCAAATACCGAAGATCTGTTGATTGCCACCCGCGGCGCCGGGCTGGAACGTAAGCACGCCGGGATTAAGCAGGTTGTCTACAGCCCGCTCGGCGCGCACAGCGAAAAGCCGTGGGAAGTGCGCCACCGGCTGGAACTGCTATACGGCGATGTTCCGCGCATTGAGCTGTTTAGCCGCAGCGCGGCGCCAGGCTGGCATCACTGGGGAAATCAGTGCGACACCGCCGCGGTTGAACTGCTTCCCGGCTGCGCCATTGATGTTGTGAAAACGGAGTCCGCATGACGCCAGCAGCTTATTACAACGAAATCGACCCATTTGCAGCGCAGTGGCTGCGTAACCTGATCGCCGGCGGTCATATCGCCCCGGGCGAAGTTGATGAAAGGAGTATTGAAGATGTCACACCTGACGACCTGCGAGGATTCACACAGTGCCACTTCTTCACCGGAATTGGCGTCTGGTCTCATTCCCTGCGCCTCGCAGGATGGCCTGACGATAAACCAGTCTGGACCGGTTCCTGCCCGTGCCAGCCTTTCAGCGCGGCAGGCAAAGGAGATGGGTTTGCTGACGAGCGGCACCTATGGCCGCACTTCTTCCATCTCATCAGCGAGCTCAGACCTCAGCACGTCTTTGGCGAACAGGTTGCAAGCGGTAACGCAAACACATGGTTCGACCTTGTACAAACTGACCTGGAAGGAATGGGATACGCCTTCGGGCTTGTGCCGTTTGCGGCAGCGGGCGTCGGTGCGCCGCACATCAGAGAACGAGCTTATTGGGTGGCCGAGTCCGTTAGCGAGCAATGTCAAAAATTGTTATCAGGACTGGCTAAAGGTAATGGCGCGGAAGGAGGCAGGGCGTCAGCCAAACCTTCAGGATTTTGCGGTGCTGGCTGCATGGCCTACTCCAACCACGGAATCAGCGATGAGGGAGAAGCGCTACGCACAGGGCGGAATGCCGTTCTCGATGGCAGCAGCGCTAACCGGCTGGGTAACGCCAACGTCACGCGACTGGAAGGACTCGGCGGGAATGACTGCTCAGCGGGATGGGAAGGACAGGCTGGACCAGCTACCGCGCCAGGCGTACACATGCGGGCCCTTGAGGTTAACGGTTTTTGGCGAGATGCGGACTGGCTCTTATGTCGAGATGGCAAATGGCGTCCAGTTGAACCCGGCACATTCCCGCTGGTTGATGGGGCTGCCGCGCGCCTGGGACGAGTCGAGCCCGGGGTGGCAAGAGTGGCAAGCAGCAACCGGGTCGGCCGACTCAGGGGCTACGGTAACGCCATAAACGCACAGGCTGCGGCTGAATTCATCCGGGCTTATATGGAGGGGTTATGACGCCAGAAAAAGACAACGCCATCCGCGCCGCCTGCCGCCGCTGCACCGAGGAAATTCAGCAGGCCATGCGCAAGAAGCCAAAGCCTAACTGGAACGAAACGGTGCCTCCCATCATCAACAAGCATCACAAGAAAATTGAAGCTCTGGGAGTTAGCCTCCTGGAGTTCGTCGTCAAAACTGGCCGCCTTAACGGGCGGTTTGGAGCCGAACAATGAATATGAAAACTGAAAAAATTGTGATGATGGACAGCGATGAAGCGGCCAGCATCCAGACTGTAACTGGTTGGGTAGACCGCCAAGGTCGTTTCTGGGGCGGTGACGAGCACCAGGCGCGTTGGTGCGGTGCCACTCATCGCAAGTGCAAAAACAAACCTGACGAGCACCCCATTCATAGCACTAATGGCTATTGCGAAGAATGCCACCGCGAAAGCCGCCAGGCGAAGTTCGCTACCTTTGATCGCACGGTATGGGCCGGAGAGCCGCTAGTTATCTTTGATGATGACCAGTACTTTTTTGACGCTGAATCGCTGGCTGACTATTGCTGTGAGCACTCCCTGCTGCCGAGCGAATTGCAGTTAATGATTTGCGAACCTAATTACCCTCCGGAGTTCGACCTGGAACAGCACTGCGAAGAGATAATGCCTGATGGTGATGACTATTACTGCTTACCGCAAGCTGTACGTGATGCTGCTGAGGCGCTGAATAAGGCACTGAAAGAAAGTGCTCCAGTGTCGTGGAGCGCCAGCAATCGCGTGGCGATCGTCTCTGACGACATGCTCAACGACGAACAGAAGGCCGAAATAATGGCGGAGCGCGCCGCATGAAGGCACTAATCACCAGGTCGTTAAAGCGGCCTTTTTTATTGCTGGCGTTCACCTTCAACCGAATTAACCGACAGTTCCGGGAGCATTGACCATGGACATCATCGATACCGCAGCAGAGATTGAAGAGCTTCAGCGTAACGCTGCCCTTTCCGCTCACCGCATCGACCGCAATGCCGTATCAGCAGAGTGTTGCGCAGAGTGCGACGAACTAATTCCCGAGCCGCGGCGCGCCGCCGTTCCAGGCTGCCAGACGTGCGCCAGTTGCCAGGAAGAGATCGAACTCAAGAATAAGCAGAGGGGAATCCAGTGAAAGAGCGCGGAATGATTTTTAATGGCGAGATGGTTCGCGCCATTCTCGACGGCGGCAAGACGCAGACGCGGCGGCCAGTGAAGGTCCCACACATTGATAGAGATGCAATGTGCGAATTATCTGGCAATGAATTGGCTGGTGAGTTATCCGCGGGAAATTACAGAAATAGCCCACACGGTAAACCAGGTGATCGTATCTGGGTGCGGGAGACTTGGGCACGCTACAACATCGACCAGGATAGCCACGATATGGCTTACCGAGCTACGCCCCCTGCAGACTGGCCGGAAGAAGGAAGATGGCGCCCATCAATCCACATGCCGCGCTGGGCCAGCCGCATCACGCTGGAGATTACCGGCGTGCGGGTGGAACGCTTGGACAAAATCAGCGTAGAGGATGCCGTTGCTGAAGGCATGCAAGGTGTTATTTGTCGCAGCTGCAAAGGCGATCCCGATTACTCAACGACTCAATATGACCCAGACACATTAGCCGCAGTTGATGAAATCCAGTGCCAGTCATGCTCCTCCAACAGGAGCAAGTTTTTCTCTCTTTGGGATTCTATTTACGGGGAGGGAAACCACTGCATGGGCGATTGGGTATGGGTTATCGAATTTAAGGTGGCTCCTAATGTTCCAGCTAATTCAACGGGGTCAGATTTACGCTGACCATTCAGGTTGGCCCGTCATCATCCACAGCTGCACTTCTCAGATAGTCCGCTACTGGCGACAGGGCCGGATAAACACCGCTTCAATCGACCGATTCAACAATGACTTTGAGCACCTCGATCACCGTGAGGCGGCACAGATACGCGCCGAACTGGAGACGAGTGAGCACATTAAATCACTGCGTGCCCAGCGCGCGGCATGAGGACATCAATGAAGACCATTCAGGACATACGAACGCAGCTATCTACACTGGTCACCGAGGCGCACAAAGTAGCGTGTGCCCTCGACATTGGTGACGAGCGAACCGAGGCTTTCGAGCTATACGAAGCGCTTCGTCGGCTTCAGCGCCAGGGGGCTGCTGGAGAAATTCTCTCAGCAACTAACCCTCTTCTCGCCTCGCCATATTACGACGAGGACTGGGACGAAGACGAAGAAGACTGACGCAACTGATAGCCAGTTATGAGCTGGCTATTGGGTGCGAAAGCACTGCTCCGTTATCCCTTTTGCCCGGCCACGCGCCGGGCTACTTTTTACCTGATTTCGAATAATCAACACGATGCAACAGACGTGGGTATACTCACGCCGGTTGCCAGGAGTCATCTATGGCACAGGTCATTTTCAATGAAGAGTGGGTCGTTGAAGCCAGACTGACTGAAAGAACCGGCCTTAGTGAAGGGCAAATCAAAAGTTATCGGCTGAAATTGTGGATCGAAGGCGTTCATTTCAAAAGGCTCACCGCTGAAGGTGAGACCGATAACCGGAATGGTGTTCTTTGGTACAACTACCCCCGTATAAACCAGCTTGTTCAGGAGGCTTGATGGGTTTTCCAACTGGGGTTGAATTGCATAATGGAAAAATCAGGATCACCTTCACTTATCGTGGCATTCGCTGCCGCGAAGTCCTCCGGGGCTGGGCAGCAACAAGCGGGAACGTTAAAAAGGCTGGTAATTTGCGGGCTGTGATCGTCAGTGAAATACAGATGGGGAAATTTAGTTATGCGGATCATTTTCCCGAATCTAAAGCGCTGAGAAAATTTTCCACTACAAAGAGAATCAACACGTTTAGTGAACTATGTGATCTGTTCACTGATGCAAAACAGTTTGAAATTTCTGCAGCCTCGATGCAAACGCTAGCTTCAAACGTAAACACTCTACTCCGCGAAATTGGCAGGAACACCACGATTTCAGAGATCCAGCACGCTGATCTGTTGAACTACAGGAAGCAACTTTTGACTGGGGATGTAGTCAATCCGGCAATGCCTCAACTGAACAAACAAGGGCGTTCTCCGTCAACTGTGAACATGCTCATGCGCGTGTTGGTAGAAATGTTGAAGCTGGCCAACCGTAGCCAGTTTATTACCCATTCCCCATGGGAGGGGCTTTCGTATCTCAAAACCTCAAAAACAGACCCTGACCCTTTAACGCTTGACGAGTATCAAAGCATGCTTGCGACAATGCCAGAGAAGCATCGTCCGATATGGATCCTCGCGGTACACACCGGCATGAGACACGGTGAGTTGTGCGCTTTGTCCTGGGGGGATATCGACCTCAACAAAGGGGAAATCCATGTATCCAGAAACCTCACGAACAAAGGTCTGTTTGTTCCACCGAAAACAGATGCGGGCATAAGAACGATTACGCTTTTGAAGCCTGCCCTGGAGGCGTTGAAAGAGCAGTTTTTATGCACCGGCCACCTCGATGAAAAAGAGATTGTCTTCCACCACCGCGAGCATGGAAAAACAGAAAAACAAAGCCTGCGATTTGTGTTTGTTCCCCAGAAATCGAAGGTTAAAAAACCACATTTTTCAAAGAGCGCTATATCTTATGGCTGGAAAGTCGGGATGGAGCGGGCAAAAAACAGAGCGCGCGATCCGTACCAGTCTCGCCATACTTATGCGTGTTGGTCACTTTCAGCGGGTGCAAACCCTTCTTTTATCGCTTCCCAGATGGGCCATGAAGACGCGCGTATGGTCTACGAAGTATATTCAAAATGGATCGGGGATATGAATAGCTATCAGGTGGATATGCTCAATTCCAGGATGCCTACTGCTATGCCCCCAGGATGCCCCAAAGCTAAGTATCTGCTTAAAAAAGTGTTGTGAAATTAATTACCTAAAAACATTACCAATAATATCAGGTGGATTACACTTCATAGTGCGGCCCCGCTTTTTCCCGCGCCGGACAACCTGAGGATGACAATCATGGGAAGCAAGAAGAAAACCAGTGTCGCAGTTGATGTCATAAAGCATGAGCCGTTAAAAACGAAAGAGTATGAAAAAGAGCTTCGTCGCCTCCACGTTGAACTGGTTAAGCTCCAGCAGTGGGTCGTCGCAAAGGGTTTAAAGGTCTGTATTGTTTTTGAAGGGCGCGACGGTGCCGGTAAAGGCGGAACCATTAAAGCCATCACTGAACGCGTTAGCCCACGCGTCTTCCGGGTTGTTGCGCTCCCCGCGCCGACGGAAAAAGAGAAGACCCAGCTCTATTTCCAGCGTTATGTCCCCCACCTGCCAGCCGCCGGCGAAATCGTCATTTTTGACCGCAGCTGGTACAACCGCGCGGGCGTTGAACGGGTGATGGGATTCTGTACACCGGAGCAGGTCGAGAAGTTTCTTGATGGCACGCCGGTGATGGAAAAAGCAATGGTGGATGCCGGGATCATCCTGCTCAAATACTGGCTGGAGGTCACGCCGAAAGAACAGGAGCGTCGTCTGCGCGATCGTATTAACGACGGGCGAAAGACCTGGAAATTATCGCCAATGGACATTAAGTCTTTCAATTTGTGGGATGAATATACGGTGGCGCGAGATGCGATGTTTGCTGCCACCGACACCGCCTGGGCGCCGTGGTTTGTCGCCCGTTCGGAAGATAAAAAACGCGTGCGCCTGAACATTATTTCGCACCTGCTGGCGCAAATCCCGTACA